GTGGAACCATCAGGCTTAAGATACGATACCTCTGTAGGTACAGCAAAGCCACGGTTCTGACCAACCATAGATGAGATGTTTGAGTTAACTGCGTTCATTGAAGCTTCTGAAGCAGCCTTGTTAACATCTACTTGAGCACGATTGAACTTAGATTCAGCAATTGTGTTAGCCGTGTACTCTAATTGAGCAGCTTCTTTACCACCAAGTACACCACGAATACTTATACCGTTATCTAGGGTTGTATCTAGTAAGTGGGTTAATCCCTCGGTGTGACCTTGGCGAGCCATTTCATAGGTGATATCTTTGAGGGCTTCCTTCTTAGCTTTATCAGTAAGGAGGGGTCCACTCTTCTCAGTGACCTTACCCCAAGAATCTAAGAACTTGGTACGCATTTCATCGTTGGACATTGGTCCAGCAATAGCATTACGCAGCGTATCGTTAGCAATAGAAATGCCTTCGTCAATCTTACGGTTGGCTAGGATGCGGGCATTGTCTGTTCTTGCCTGTTGTACGAATGGCTGCCACTGCTTATCGTAGCCAGCAATCCCATACTTATCTGCTCCAGCGAGTGTGTTGTTTCGCTGTTCAAGTAAGTAGGAATCTAATTCAGCAGTATCTTTGAACTGGAGTTCCCCAGTGTTTAACTTGGTAAGAACATCACGCTGCTGGGCTTGTGCCTCGTTAGCATAGTGGAGATTCTTAACTGTAGCGTTATAGACTGGTGATGCTGTACGGGCATAAGAGTTATCTTTAATCTGCGTTGCTAACTCATCACGAGACTGAGAGTTAACAGTTTCAGCAGCAGCCTGTCTTTCTTGCGTAGCCTCATACTCATAAAGGCGATTGATGTTATCAAAGTTAGCACCTAGCTGTTTAGCTAGTTGGGCTGCCTTATTTGAATTGGGATCAAAGCGGACCTTGATATCCTGACGGTTAGGGTTAGCTAGGACCTGTACTGCTTGCTGACCGGGGCTATACCCTGTCTGCGCTCTATCGATAGCCATAGCTTTCCTTATGAATAATATTTGTAACCAGCATCAGCAATGCGTAGACCGGCAGTCATGTAGTCTGGCATCTGGGGTGTTTGTAATCCGTTAATGGAACTTGCAGCTTGTGCATGGACGTTCTGTCTTTGGTTCTCTAGGGAAGCAATACTCGACTCATAGTTAGTATCGACTGAGTCGTTGTATCGAGCTTGTTGACCAGAGAGATCGCCAAGTAAAGCAGTAACAGAATTGCCATCAGCACCAGTAGCTCCAGCAGCATTAGTGGCTTTACCTTGTGCTTTAGCAGCCTCAATGTTGTTATTGTTCTTTTGTTGAATTGCTTGTTCACGAGTCTGCTGACCTTGTAAATTTACCTGTTCGTTATTGGCTCGGTAAGTAGCCATTGTTTGGTCATACTGTCTTTTATTGGCATCAGCTTGAGCATCAGCTTGTTGGTTCTGTGAGTAGAGCCCACCCATCGTTGATGCTATAGACATACCAATCATTGCGCCTGTTGAGCACATAGTTATGTTCCTTGATATTTGGTAAAGTAATAAAAGAGTTCTCGGTTTGTACCGAGGGGGTGGGGGTCTCTAGCAAACTCGAAACCGAGGTGCTTCAACCAGCGAATGTGTACTGTGTTCTTAGACCACACACAGTTATGAAAGTAGGTATATCCCTCTGAGACTTCGTCCCATACAGGTCTACTCTTTACTGCAAATTCTGTAGATATCTCCTTGATTACATCTGAACCAAGTAGCCACGGAATGCCCTCTGTGGGTCTCTGTGTTTTTCCTATCCCGAATATAAATTGAACCTGACCATCTACTATTCCTGCCCATGGAAACTTAGTGTTGCCCCAGCTTTCAACTAGGGCTTCCTCAGGTAACCACTCATTAGCAACCCAAACTTCTTCCTGATCTACAGAACGAAGTCTGGGGGCTAAATCTAAACAATCATCGTAGGTTGCAGGTCTAAAGGAGAGTCTAGACTCCCTGACTCCTTTTAGCATATAACCCTTCCCAGTCCGCACTAATGAGAGCACTAGGCACTGGACTATCGTTAATTACATCTATTCGTACTTCGGTATTGCGAGAAAGAATGGGGACAGTAAATCTCCCCGTTTGAATCGAGTAGGCTCCAACTGTTGCTGAAGGTTGTCCAACGATTCGTCCCGAATAAATGTAAGTGTTTGTTTGTCTGCCTGTTGGTTGTACTTCCACTCGGAAGTAACCAGCTTCAGCATAGTTAAATGAAAGCTTACGAACTTGTAATCTTCCTTCGGTATCAGACTTCTGAGCACCGGCAGCTTGAGTCTTATAGGTAATTGGGCTGATACCATATTTAAAGGTATATCCCTTACCAAAAGCTAATTCACAATCTGTGAAGTCTCCTTGGAACTCAATGTTATCCCCCACTACAGTACCTTTAATAAACTCACCAGCACGAATGCGTTGATCATTAAGGGTGACAATGTAGTAATCACCATCGGTAGGTGAATAAGGAATACTAGCCAATGGGATCTGGGTGACCCCGCTGCCACTAAAGAATCCTCTTTTAACAAACTTCATAACCCTTGCTTCCTTTACAGGAGATGGGATTATGTGAATCTTCTTATCCAACAGAATGGCATATGGCTCTTTGGTTCCAATGTATCCAAGAGATAAGTCAATACTCTCAAAGAAGACACCCTCAGGTCTGCTAATAATTAAATACATAACAGACTGAATGAAGTCCACATTCAAGATCTTATCGTTAGGACCAAACGTCCAGCGACTCCAAGAACTCTGTGCCTTCTCGTTAGAGGAGGTAAAGAAGTACTTGTACATGTATACGCTGTTTTGATCCTTTTTTGTTAAGAGAGCAAAGGTATCCTCGTTAGGGCTTCCCGATAGTTTATAAGTACCAGCAGGGATATACCGGGGGACGTGAGCTGTGATCTCCATAGCATCATCACCACCACCGTTGTTATCTGTGTAGTACTCACGCAGTGCCGTGAAGTTACCCTTGGTGATAGCAAAGTAACAGTTACGACCAGCGGATATGGGCTTCACCTTGGTATCACAGGGATACTCAGTGGACACCTGCAGGGTCATTGTTGTGGGAGAAAGAACAGTATCCGAAGGAACAATGAACTGGGTTTGTTCTGAGAACAATAGCAGCGATCTGTTATACGGAACGGCATAGTTCAGGATGGATACCTTGGTATGCGCTGCGGTCACATCGATTACATCTGAGTCTACTAGGGCAGTAACGGTTGTCCGATACCAGTTGAAGTAGGTTCCAGACTCCGACATGATGACGTTCTCATCTGAGAGAATGCCTAGCCGGTTCTGATAGAAGAACATCTCGTTGATCTTACGGGTAACGAAGGATGGTTGCATATTGGAATTATCATCACCCACTTTGCGGGGTTTCCAATCTGCAGCTTTAAATGTAAATGTGCCATCAGCCTGACGGATTAATGTGTGGGGCATTGTAGCTGGGTTTACACCACCACTAATACCCTGCTTAGCACACTCTTTCCAAACACCAGAAGAGCCAGCCTCATCACAAGTAAATCGAACATAGTAGTTATCAAAGGTTGAGGAAGCCTCACCATTGATCTCAATAATCACACCATCAACCTTAGGGTTAGTAGGTAAGTCAGCAAACTTCTGTGTACGCTCTTTAATAGCAACCATGGCATTGTTACCAAAACCATCGTTTACTTCAATGTCAAAGTCAGCATCATCTTTGTAGATGTAGATGGAATTACCGTGGGTAATATTGGGGATGCCATTAGCATCTAAACCCTCTTTTAATTTTGCAGCAATAAAGTCCGTTGCAACCTGTGGGGCTTGATCAGCGTTATCTCCGTTAGGTACGGTGAAAGAAGCTGAGACAGCACCATCAATCTTGATCTCGTAAGTCTTACCATAGTTACCGGACTTGACGTTAATTAGAGCCTCATATGGATGTGGTGATGGTTGTGTGGGTGTGGCACTCTCAAGAACAGTGACAGTCTTATTTACAATCCATGTGTAGTCAGCCACGGTTACAGCGGAGAAGCTTTCTGCTTCACCCTTGGGGGTTACTAGGTATGCTGCTGCTGCAGAATCAACATTCACTGTCATCTCTACACCATCAATACTAAAGACCTTAAGGATTCCGTTGGCAAGGAATATTACATATCGCTCTGTCTCATCACGATTAATCGTGTGGATATAAACATCATCTATGGGTGTGGTTGAAATCTTATTTCGGAACACACTTGGGGGTCTCTTCTTGAGCCCCTGAGATACTGTGGAGATTCCATTCTCTTGGATTTCCCCTTGGGTATTCAACCGGAGGGAATATGGTTGTTGAGAAACACCATTAATAAAACTAGGTAATGCAGAAGATATTAATCCCATGGTTACCTCTGTAGTGTGCGAGCAACGGTGTAGCTACCATTCAACATGTTGTAGTCAGCATTACGGGTGTCGTAGCGCATGAGTGCAATTCGTGCTCGGACCTCATCCTTCTCAGTAAATGACTGAAGGAGCTCTGATCCAACTACTCGATTCTGGAACACACGAGCAGCACGAATAGTGATGTAGTACTTAGCTGCTTGTGGGAGCTCTTCAAAAGCGAAGAGGACTAAGCAATCCAGTTTGACTGGAGCTGTAAATTTGTATGTATGGTTCTTTAGGTCATACAAGCGTGTACCCCGGACAGCAACATCTACATCCCGATCCACTGCATCGGCTTGGATGATAGTAGGTGGGACTGTAATCTCACTGTCTTTATTAGGGAGGAATGACCAATCATATTCAGTATTGAATTGCCAACCTTCCGTTAATACTGCTACTGCATTCTCATTCAAGATTTGACGGGCAGTTACAGCATCAATAACTCCTGAGGTTTCCTCTAGGGAATTAATGGGGGACTCGCCAATGGTTCCTAGCATGATATTCACTGCTTGAAGTTCGTTAGTTACGGTTAGCATTGGGCTTCCTAAAAATGTAAAAAAAAGCCACCTCCGGTTAGGGAAGTGGCTTAAGGGTAAAACTAGATTACTTTGCTGGAGCAGCAGTTGACAATTCAACAGAAGCAGCAGGACGGAGAACACCGTGACCCATTGCATACTTAGCTACCATCAATGTACCTTGACGGCGAATGTCGTACTCAGATTCCATTGAGAGATCTAACAGCTTGACTGTACCAACAGCCATCTTGTGTGCTACGACACCGAAGGTTGTGGTTGCATCAACAGCGTATTTGCCACCAGTACCTGCCAAAGGCAAGTCAGTAGATAATACTTCTTTGCCGTAAGGAGCGTGAGTGGTCTTAACAATGTTAATACCAGCCACCTTCATTACGTTGGCTTCAGAGTACTTACCAACACCATTCCACAATGTGTTCATGATCTTGGTGTTCTGTGCCAACAAGTAGTAGGCAGCAGGGTTCAAGAATGCATAGCGATCTTCGGAAGGAATGTGCTTCTCATCCAAAGTCTGTGCAGCTTGGAAGAGTGCAGCAATCAATGCCTCACCTGTGTCATCAGTCAAACCTTCAGCAGCAACAATATTGCCACCACCGTCTTCACCAGTTACAGGAGAGCCATCACGGGCTGCCTGAATCAGGAGAGAAAGAATGTGTTTGTCATAGGTGTAAGCCAATGCACGACCAATTTCAGTCGAGTAGATTGAGCGAACATCGTAGTGGTTCTTAGCTTCATCAATGTTTGCGATGAATGCGTTGCTAATCAAGAGGTCATCAATAGTGATTACACGCTCATTAGCTGGTACTTTACCGCCGGTGATTTCAGCACCGGGTACATGGTACTCAGCACCAATCTTACCTGTGATAGGGAACTGGGCGGACTTACCATTGCTGATGGAGCGAACCATGTGCTTATCAGCAGTTACGTTTGTTTCTTCAAAGGCTGTTAATACTTCACCAGCGAATACTTTAAGGAAGAGTGCATCAACATCACCAGCACTATTAATTTGTCCCAAGCGGGACGGAGTTGCGTTTGCCATTTTGTGTGGGCTTTCATATAGAGTTAAAAAGGAAAAAACTAAGCTCCTCTTATTTCTCCAAAACACTGAACCTCAGAATTGTCCAACCGCAGTCGGGTAAAGGGTGTGATTCAGGATAAGACTTGCACCACCTCTAAGAGTAGAAGTGTGGTGGAACTCAGGGCAGGAATTGAACCCGCATTTCAGCCCAAGGGAGGAA